GGTATATCGTTTCTTACGATAACCCTTGGAGACTTTGGTAAGGCATTTGATAAATGCCTCGACCTCGGCTTCCTAGACCCTACGCTCTTTACTGGATTCCAGTTTAGAGGTGGTCTCCCGAAATTCCTTTCGGGTTTCCTTGGTCTCGTGTTTGATCCTGGGAGTGGTAAGCTGCTTGATGCACCTTCTATTAAGGCAATACGTCTTATACGTCAGTTTACACTGATGTGGCGACGTATGCAACTGCCTTGCTCTCCCGAGAGGGAAAGGAAGGCCATAGAAAAGTACATCAAGTGTGAGTTAGACCTTGAGAAAATTACTTTTACAGATGAACAGTTAAAATCGTTCAAACGTATTAGTAATATGCTCTGGTTAGACTACTTCGTGAATATAGGGAATTCCCTATACTGCGAGGCAGATAAGCCTAAGCATGGTAGCGGGTCCACAGCTGACGGAACAACCGGAAATCGGAAGTTTCGTCACTATACGTGGACACGTAGATTGGATGAGTATTTTCCAGTAATGGATTATCTCTATCCATCCTATTCATGTTGGCAAGATGCGCAACATGAGCTCAAGATCTACGAACCCGGTGAAGAACCGCCTGTTAAAGTGGTTCTTGTGCCAAAAACGCTTAGAACGCCACGCATAATAGCTAAGGAACCTGTGCACATGATGTATGTGCAACAAGCTCTCCTCAACCTATTTATGCTCGAAGGTCGAACGAATGACAACGTTCGTGCCTTCGTCTGGAACCAATATCAAGAACATAACCAAATTCTTGCATGTATTGGTTCACAAACAGGTTCACTAGCAACGCTTGACTTAAGTGAAGCTAGTGATCGCGTGTCTAATGTGCTCGTTTCGACTATGTTTGAAGATGTTCCGCTTCTTAACGGAGCTATTCAGGCATGTCGGTCTAATCGAGCACAAATTCCTTCAAATGAAATTATTCATTTGAAGAAATTTGCGTCTATGGGTTCGGCCATGTGCTTTCCCGTAGAAGCTCTTGTCTTTGCGACAGTTTGCTTCTATGGCATCGAAATGATGCGTCGGAAGGTACGTGGCCCAGCTTACACTCTATCCAAGAAGGATATAAAACTCCTTTTTGGAAAAGTGCGCGTCTACGGAGACGATATTATCGTCCCTGTAGAATATGCGATACCTGTGATAGAGGCATTGGAGTCCTTCGGATTCCAAGTCAACACCACTAAGTCTTACTGGAATGGAAAATTCCGTGAGTCGTGTGGTGAAGAATATTTTGATGGACATCCCGTTAAACTGACGAGATTAAAATCAAAATTTCCTGAAGCACAGGCAGATACCTTAGAGATAGAATCTCTAATCGAGTTTCGTAATAATATGTCCCGTAGTTACGGATATTACGATTCTACGATAAAATATATCGACGGATATATATCGAAGTTTCTTCGATTTTATCCAGAGGTATATCGAAATTCGAATCTCTTAGGGCGGCATAGCGAGCGCCCAGATTTATCTGGTAGCAAGCTATGTCCTAATTTACAAGTTCCCCTTGTCAAGGGAGCTGTAAAAGTCATGAAACTGAGAGTTGATACTCTTGATTCATGGCCTGCCCTACTGAAGTTCTTCTTGAAGGACTCGGAAGAGCCCATTCAAGGGGAACATCTAGGTATTCTGGCCGTCCTGTATCGGCAAAAATAAAATACAGGTGGTCACCTGTAGGAAATCCTACAGGTATTGAGGTTCATGTAAATGACCTCACA